AGCTACGCCTAGAGTTACAGTTAGCCCTACTCACAGGTAACGATGCTCTGGCTACTAAGTTATCTGGTCAACTTGCTAACTCTATAGATGCTACTGGCAAGCTCGCTAAGGATCTAACTACCCTCCCAGATGCTAAGAACCCTTTCGCGGCGTGGTCTGCCTACCTCGATGGCGTTATCGCTAAGGCTCGCCTAGCTGCTTCATTCGGTGGCGTAAGTACAGGCTCAACCGCTCGCGGTGAATCCTTCGCCAGCCTTACCCCTACAGTTCAAGACCTTATTACAGGTGGCGGTACAGGTGGACGTGCTGGGGTCGATGCATCGGGTAACGTCTATGTAACTGTTAACGGCTCAGTAGTATCAGATCAAGACCTAGTTATCGCTATCGAGAACGGTCTACAGAAGCGTTCCCTATCTGGCGCACCTAGCGTTATTGGTCGCATCTCTGGGATGTTCGGCGGATGACCCTACCTGCACAGATAGCCGTATCGTTTGACTTCTCCAGCGGTGCTACATTCGGTACAGGCTTCGTTATCGGATCAGATAAGTACGGCGTTCTTGGAGTATCTCGACTAGGTGAGTCAGATGTGGTTCTGCCTACCATCGACCTAACTCCAGATGTCTACCAGATTGCTATCCGACGTGGGCGCAATATCCAGCGAGACACCTATGAAGAGGGTACGGCTACGGTTAGAGTCTTAGACCCGCTCTCATACTTCAACCCTCAGAACACATCCTCACCTTATTACGGCTACCTAAGCCCTCTACGTAAGGTACGCATCTCTGCCACTACTGGCGATGATCAGCATTTTCTATTCTCTGGATATGTCACCGAGTATAAGTACACCTACCCTACAGGGCAGGAAACTGGCTACGTCGACCTACTCTGCTCGGATGGTTTTAGACTGCTACAGATGGCTAACATCGCCACAGTTACCGATTCAGGTGCAGGGCAGGACACAGGCACTCGTATCGGCAAGATATTAGATCAAGTCTCATTCCCCTCCTCAATGCGTACCATCGCTACAGGTCTCAACACATGCGTAGCAGACCCAGCGACTACTCGCACATCTCTAGCGGCTGTAAAGAATGCAGAGTTCAGCGAGACTGGCGCGTTCTATATGGACGGCTCAGGCACGGCAGTATTTAAGAACCGTACTCAGGTTATGTCCTCCCTAGCTGCTACTCCTATTGAGTTTAATCAGACTACAGGCATCCCATATAAGAACCTTAAGTACTCGTTCGATGACAAGCTCATTATCAACACAGCGACCTTTACCCGCGTAGGCGGCTCACCTGTCACAGTCACAGACACCTCCAGCGTTAATAAGTACTTCCCTCATGGCATCACTCAGGATAACCTCGTAGCCCAGACAGATACCATCGTCGAGAATATAGCGCGGGAGTATATTGCCACTCGTAAAGAGACAACCATCCGCATCGACGAGATGGTCGTAGACCTGCTAGACCCTGCAGTCCCTACCGATACTATGATCGGTATGGCATTCTTTGACAACCTCAAGATTACTAACGTCCAGCCAGACGGCTCGACTATTGTAAAGACCCTACAATGCCAAGGCATTAACTGGGACATAACACCAAATAAGATGATGGCAACAATAACGACGCTAGAACCTATCGCGGATGGGTTCATCGTAGGTAGCTCTACTTACGGTATAATTGGCGTGTCTACGCTTGGATACTAGGAGATATAAATGGCAACAGGTTTTCCCTTCTCAACAGGTGATATCCTCACCGCCTCAGCTGCTAACGGCTTAGTAGCCTTTACTGTCAATGCAGACCAGACAGCTGACTACACAGCGGTGCTAGCAGATCAGTATCAAGTCCTAGTGCCTATGAACAAGGCAACAGCGGTAGCGTTTAAGATTCCTACCAATGCCTCGGTAGCCTTCCCAGTCGGGACGGTTATAACTGTCCTTAATAAAGGCTTGGGTACAGTAACCATCTCAGCGGTCACCTCTGGCACTACTACTATCCTCTCAGCTGGCGCAGTAGCCGCATCTCCTACTCTTGCTCAATATAAGTCAGCGGCATGCATTAAGACCGCTTTAGATACTTGGTATGTGGTGGGAGCAATCGCGTAATGATTGGCAACATCGTCGCGGGTCAGCATCAAGGGTTTATAAGTAAGCCTACCGTCACAGGTGGAACGCTTACATCGGATGCTACTTATTATTACAGAACCTTTACGAGTAATGGCTCGTTAGTAGTTTCTGGCGCTTCTTTAGTTGCAGATATATTAGTTATCGCAGGTGGCGGTTCTGGTTATCCAGATGCGTCAGGTGGTGGTGGTGCAGGTGGCTTCCTTGGACACTCAAGTCAGTCACTCTCTGCTAATACATATACATGCACTATTGGCGCAGGCGGAACAGCTGGCGGTTATTCAGCCGCTAGTGGTTCTAATAGTCAATTTGGATCATTAACTGCCTCAGTTGGTGGCGGACGCGGTGGCTATACTGGCGTTAGCGGTGGCTCTGGCGGTGGCTCACGCGATGGCGCACCGGGCTCTGCTACTTCTGGACAAGGTTATGCAGGTGGTCAAGGAACAGCCAACGCAGGAGGCGGTGGCGGTGGTGCTGGAGCTGTTGGTAGTGCTGGCGCAGGAAACAATGGCGGTAACGGTGGAGCAGGTCTAAACACTTATTCTTCATGGGCAACTGCTACCTCTACTGGCGTCTCTGGTTATTATGCAGGAGGCGGTGGCGGTGGTGGGTTTACTGGCGCACCCGGCGGCACAGGAGGAGCAGGTGGCGGCGGTGCAGGTGGTAACTCTCCTGTAGCAGGTACTGCCAATACTGGCGGAGGCGGTGGCGGTGCAACTGCAGGCAATACTAATAACGCAGCGGGCGGTTCTGGAATTGTTATTGTTCGTTATCTAAAGACGGCGGTTTGATATGTCACATTGGGCAGAAGTAGACAAGACTAATAAAGTTATTCGCGTACTCGTAGGTGATAATAATGACCCTGCAGGAGATGAAGGCTACCAATGGTTACTCGATAACTTAGGCGGTACATGGATTAAGACAAGCTATAACGGCAATATCCGCTATAACTTTGCAGGTATTGGACATACTTATGATCCAGTAGATGATGCTTTTATCGCTCCTATGCCATGTGAGCATGAGGAGTTAATTCTCAATGATAGGAAGAAATGGGAATGCTCCAATGAAGCCCATACTCTGTAAAGCTGGACAACAATTAAGGCTTCAATTCGATGACTCATACCCTAGCCGTCTGCGGGATTCGGATGGATGGCTCGGTGACTCACGTCATGCATCGCGTCCTTCTGACCATAACCCTGATGCACAGACTGGGACTGTTAGAGCAATCGACGTCGATAGAGATGTCAGCGGCAAGCCAAAGCCCGACCTCATGCCAGATATTGCAGATCAGATTCGTCTCTGCGCCAAAGCAGGAGAGCGTCGAATTGCCTACGTTATATTCGCAGGGCGAATTGCTTCGTCTCGCATGGGCTGGCGTTGGAGAGCTTATAAAGGATCTAACCCGCATAACCATCATCTCCATATCAGCTTCACTAAGGCTGGGGATACAGATGGTTCATTCTTTAATATCCCGCTACTAGGAGGCACACTATGAACATGAAGAACCCTATCGTTATGAGCATTGGTGCATTCCTTGCAGTCTGGGGAACGACGTCTAACTTTGCTCTTGATTATCGTTCGATTCTAGGCGCAGTTGTCGCAGGTGTATTCGGTTATGCCACTCCTAAGCGGTAATGAGTTTTCAGGATTTCGCTGCTATTGCAGTAGCGATCGTGACGGTGCTGGGTGGTGTAGCTGCACTCCTGCGATTCGTGATACTCCACTACCTAGCGGAACTCAAGCCTAACTCTGGCTCATCTATCAAAGACCAAGTAAATCGACTGGAGACACGCGTAGACAAAATCTACGAATTATTGCTATCTAAGGGAGAATAAACTCATGGCAAGGAAGAAGCAAGTCATCGACCTAGGTACTTACTCTGCGCTGGATGCTCACGCGATAGCGTTGAATGAATGGTACAAGTCGCTTAGACGTGCTGGCTTCTCTACAGACTTAGCTCTAGGTATTATCCTTGAGAGGGACTCTTTCCCTGACTGGATACTGCCTAAGCTCCCTAACAAAATCGACCCGATGCCATTCGAGGACGATGACGAGGACTAATGAAGAAGATCGTAATCCTTTCAGACCTGCAAGTCCCTTTCGAGGATGTGCATGTAGTCCAGAACGTAGCACGATTCCTCAAGACCTTTAAGCCAGACCAGACAGTTACCATTGGTGACGAGATTGACTTCCAGACCATTAGCAAGTGGAGCGAGGGAACACCCCTAGCCTATGAGCAGAGTCTTAGCGATGACCGAGATAGGTGCGTTGACCTTCTCTGGGACTTAGGCGTTACCGACTGTATCCGTTCTAATCACACGGATCGTCTCTATCACACCATCATGAAGAAA